CGGCCGCCTGCGCCTTCACGACGGCGGCATTGTGCTGCGCGGCCTGATAGCCGCCGACCGTTTTCACGAGCGAGCCCGCGACCATCAATGGAATTGCGGCTTGCGCCATCAGCTCACCCTCTCGAAAAGCCAGTAATCCTCAGAATGCGGCCCCCATTTGCGGAGCAGCACCCGGCGTTCGAACCCGACGCGCTCGAGCCAGCGCCCCTCAGCGGGATAGGCGTCGCGGCAAAGCGCCTCGATGCGCGACCATGGCCCCGCCTGGATCTGCGCGCGCATGAACCGGATGACGGCCGCCTGAGCCCGGGCGCTGTCGGCGAACTGGCGCGAGAAAATCGCCCACGCCGATGCCTGCACATCGGCAAAGACCTGACCGAAACCCGCGCAGCAGAGCACGCTGCCATCCGCGCCGATCGCCGACCAGGCTGGCCCCATCGCCTGCAGCTCGATGCCATGGCGGATATTCTTGACGGGCTCGTAGATCCCGAACTGCCCCTCGACATTTGGTTGCTGATCGAGCGCGAGCACGTCGAGCGGCAGCAGCTGGCGGATCTCGACCTTCATTGTTCACCGACCTCGAGCTTTTTCACGAGCGCCGGCATTACCCAGGGGAAGGGCGAACGATCTTCGAGCGTCACCTGTCCGCGCCGGCTGAAGCCGCCGCCGATCGCCTTATTCTCGGTCCAATCGGAGTAGAGCGACGGCCCGCTGTCCATCGCGTCGCCGGCGGCACGATTGACCAGCCGGTCGAGCTTCCCGCCCCGATCGCCCGCTTTCACACCAAAACTGTCGAGCAGGCTGGCGACCAGGCTGATCACGCGCTTGATGCGGCCGATCGACGTCCCGTCGCGCAGCGGCACGTCGGGCCGCAGCGTGGTGTAACGCGCCGTATAGAGGCGGCCGATCAGGACGCGGCTGCGCGCCTTGTCGAGCGTGATCGTTCCATCATCGGGAACGGTCATCACCGGCAACTCGGCGCCATCGGCAAGGATCCCGACTTCCTTGCCCGCCAGATGCTCGAGGCCGCTGAAGACCGTCGCCGGCGCACCGTCATAGGCAAGCGCGCTGTCGAGGTGACAGCCGTCCTGCGCGACGAGCGCCGCCTCTTCGTCCCACCAGTCGGCAAGCTGCTCGATCAGCTTGTCGCCGTCGCGATCGACCAACAGCCAGACGTCGTCGCGCTGACCATCGGGCGACGGTATCGAGACCTGGCTAATGATCGGCGCCTCCTCGAGCTCGAGGGTGGGGCACCAGCCCTTTGTGTCCTGGGCGGGATTATAGGGATGCGACGCGGCCGAGCCGTCGTTCTTCAGCATCCACAATAGCTCTTCGGGCTCGGCCTGGTACGACAGCTGGCGGATGCCGCCCCGCGTAATCTGCCGCGCCCACAGCGTCATGTTGTCGGCAAGATAGCGATCCTGCCCGAAATCATAGCTCGCCGCGCGAAGCTTGCGCCCCCCGCGCTGCGCAAAGATCAGCTCGGCCGCCGTCGCCAGCGGCTCGACCTGTTTAGAGCCGTGCCCGCTCTGCGGCACGATCTGCAGATTGTCGGCGGAGATCCGCTCGGCGGGGTTGATCGGCCCGATCGCATATTCGCCGCTCGCCGTGCCGATGATCATCGCTTGGCGATCTGGGCGCACCCACAGCGCGCGGTCGGGAATATCCATGCGCAGACGGATCGCCTGGTCGGGCGCCGCGGCGCCGCTCTCGTCGAACTCGCTGAAATCGCGATATCCACCCGACACGCTGCCGGCGAGCTCGAAATCTCGGAACAGCCACATGCGGCCGCGCCACAGACAGCAGAGCTGCGGATAGCCCGCGTCGGCCGAAAACAGGCTATGCGCCCAGCGGCGCGTCGCAGTGGCCGCCAGCGACAGCGGGATCGCGCGCTCGACGACGCCGGTCAGCGTGTTGGCGTCGGTGTAGCCCGTTATGCGGACGATGCCGTATCGATCATGGCGATAGCGCCATTTTATCCCGAACGGACCCTTGCCGTTGATGTCTTCGCCGACATTGTCGCCGTCCCACTGGTCGCCGCGAAGGTGAAACGGCGCCTCGGTCCCGGTGCGCGTACCTGCGAGCGCCTCATACACGCGCCCCTCGCTACGGCGGAGATCGCCGGGCGAAACCCCGTCGACGCCAGTCTGCCAGGCCATCACATCGGCGAAGTCATTGGCCTCGACCAGCATGTGTCCGCCGACCATGTTCGCATTGAAACGATTGGTGTTGGCGTCGATCGTCACCGCACCGCCGAGCGTGAGCACGCCGGAGACGGTGACCGTCAGCGCATCATTGTCGTTGATGTCACCGAACGGCCCGCCCTTCAGCTGCTCGATCTGATAGCTGAAGGCGTCGGCCGCGGTGCGGCGCAGCGATGCGAAGGGATAGCTGCCATGCGCAAAATACTGGACGTCGAAGCTTTTCCAGCGCCAGACGGTCGGCGCATGCGCCGCGGTGTACGGCACGACGACCTCGACCGGGTTGCCGCCGACCTCGAGCTCGGCATTGTTGGTGATGAAGCGGATCTTGCCCTCGCTCCACACCAGGACATAGGATTGCGTCGCATTGAAGGCATAGGGCGACAGCCAGGCCGCCGACGCGAGCGCCGATGCGCGAAACCAAGTGCCGGGGCGCTTGACGATCGCGCCCTCGACCGACGCGGCCATGTTGCGGATCTCGGCGCCGGCGATGTTGTAAATCGACAGGCTTGGCCGCGACTGCAGCCGGCGCGACACTTCGCCGCCGTTGAAGCTGTCCTGCAGCCGATACGCGGTGGTCCCCATCAGCCGGGATAGCTGCCCGGGTAGGACGGCCCTCCCTCGTGACGGGCCGTCACCCAGCTGCTGTCCATGAGATCGACCGGCGGATTTTCGCGGCCGTCGACGCCGGTCGCTTCGCGGATTGCGGCGACATAGGATGACCAGCAATCTTGCTTACGGCCTCGATCGCCAGTGAGACGATCGCTGACCTGAAACGCCAGACGGCATGCGAAGGCCTCGACGAACAGCGCGTCCCAGTCGCCGGTTTCGGCGATGCGCGCGACATATCGAACCTCGATCGGCCCAGGCACATCGCAGAGCAGCCGGCGGCTGCCCTCGAGCGACCACTTGCGGATCACGCAGGTGTCGAGCGTGTCGATGTCGAGGCGAATGAAATCGTCGGGGAGCTGATACTGGTGCGCGAAGCCAAAGGTCGGCGCGGCCGCCAGGCGCGAGATCTTCGCGCGCTTCATCGCGAAATTCCAGAGATGGCGGCGCAGCACCTGGTCGCGGACGCTATTCCAGACCGCCTTGATCGATCGCGCGGGCTTGGTGTCGTCGTCGGGATCGATCAGCTGATCGTCCTCGCCCAGCTTCGACAATGCCAGGTTGGAAATCTCGACGCGATCCATATCACCCCCGCCTCACCTCAAACGGCGAAACCGGGGCAGCTGGAGGTGTGTCAGCTGCCCCGGACGCGCCTGGCAAGATCAGACGGCGTCGGAGTAGAAGATATCGACCACCAGGAAGTCGGCGCTGTTCGGCGCCGCGGCGGCCGCGATCGAGGCGATCAGCGTCTTTTCTTCGGTGAACGGTGCCGCGGCGATACCATCCGCGATACCGAACAGGGTTGGTGTCGTGACAGTGTGGGTCGCCGCGGCGCGGAAAGCAGCGGCGGCGCCGATGTAGCCGATCGCCAGCGTCGCGGTCGCACCGAACGTTGCCTTGGCCGTGATGACGCCGTGCGAAAAGGTCGCACCCGGCGGCAGTTTGCCCAGGATGACGCGGTCGCCATCGGCCTGACCGCCGTAGTCGATCGTCGCTCGGATGCGCTTCAGCTTCGCCTGGTGATGACGGCCGTCCGACTTCGAATAGTTATTCGTGCCGAGCGAATTTGCGGTTTCGCGAGAATAAGTGTCAGCCATGATATGCTATCCTTCGAAAAGTTAGACCTTGGGGGACGCCGCCGAAACAGCGCCCCGCCCGGTGCGACCCAGGCCTACGCCTCGAGACACTCGATGTAGCCGACCTTGCCCTCTTCGCTGCGGGTCGCGCCGACCTGGCGGCGGGCATAGACCTGGGCGGAAAAGTGCTTGGTCGGCAGTTGGTCGATGCTCGAGAAGAGCTCTTCCCACATCACGCCGTAGATGCCGCTCTTGGGATAGAAGGGCACCTTGCGATAACCGCCGCCGGTCAGCGACAGCGCAGCCGCTTCCTTCAGGCGAGGGTTGCTGAGCTCGATATGGGCGAAGTTGAAGCCGAACAGCTTGCGGACCATGCCGTTGGTGATTTCGGCCCCGGTGGCGCCGTAATCCTTGTTGACCGTCTCGATCTGGCCGAGAAGATCGCTGTTTTGCTTCGCCGTGATCGGCATCCACAGCTCCTCTTCGTCGAGATCGACGTCGTTGGCGCGGAGGATTTCATTCGCGGCGTTCAGCTTCTTGATCGTCAGGCCGACGTTGCCGCCACCGCCTTCGTTGACCGGCACGACATTGTTGTTGTCGAACGGGGTCAGGATCGTGCCCTTCAGGCCGGTCTGCGCCGTGCTGAAAATGCCGGTGATGATCTCGGCATCGGTGCCGCGGCCGATCGCGGCCGAGCCGGCGCGCACATAGGCGCCCTCGATGTCGATGCCGCTGGCGAGCTTGTCTTCCTTGTCGACCAGGTCGGCATAGACGATCGGATCGGGCATCGCGATCCAGCGGCCGTCATGCGGCGTGTCGACATACTGGGTGTCGGCATGGCGCGACTGCTTTTTGTAGTAATCGGCCTCGCCGATCAGATCGTCGAGCTTCATCAGCTCACCCGATCCGGGAACGACGGTGACCGTCTTCAGCAGTCGGCTATCCTTCTGCTGCAGCGCCAACTTGACGCTGTCGCGGTACTTGGTGCGGTGCATCTGCGTAACGAACTGGGACATGGTTGCCTCCTCAAATTTCTGGAATTTGCGAAGGGCTTGGCGGCGCTAGGGCCGGGCCTCTCTGGCGGGTGACGTCCCGCGTGGACGGGGCCCTTTCTCGTGCCCCTTAGTCCGGGCCGGCGATGCAGATGCACGCGGCTTGGCGAACAGGGGCGGCATAACTCGGCAGGCCGCCCCCGCTCCAAATAGTCGGCTATCCCTGGGCTTCGCGCTCGCGCGTTTCGGCGGCCGCGACGATCGACAGCAGGTGCTCGCGCTCGGCCTTCAGCTTCGGGTCGGACTTCAGCTTTTCGAGGTAGCCCTCGGTTTTGCCGAGCATATCGAGCTTGGCCTGGGCTTCCTCTTTCGACAGGCTGAACTTCGGGCGGCCGCCGGCATCGAGCAGAATATCCTCGCCCATGCCCATGCCGAGCTTTGCGAACAGCGCGAGCGTCTTCTTCGTGCCGAGCCCGGCCTCGATCCCGGCGATATCCTCGCCGGTCATTTCGAGCAGGCGCATCGCCTTGTTGCCGGCGGCGATATGGGTGTTGAACTTGTCGCCGACCTCGGCCTTGTACTCGGCGACGCCGGCGTCGCGCTGCTGCACCTGGCCGGCCTCGTGCTGCTCCATCACGCCTCGCATATAGGCGTTGAACGGCTCGGCCATGGCAGCGAACATGCTGGCGGGAACGCCGGCCTTAAACGCCGCTTCGCGCATCACCTTGGCGAGATCGTCATTGACCTCCTCGCCCTCGCCGAGCTTCAGGTCATATTTGTCGGCCGCGTCCGGGCGCCCGATCGCCTTGTGGAACGCCTCGATCGTTTCGGCGCTGTCACCCTCTTTCGGCAGCACGATCTTGTCGCCGTTGCGCAGCTGGTTCTCGAGCTCGCGATAGCTGGACACCATGGCGTCGGCATCCTTGAAGCCTTTCGACTTCACCCAGTCGCGGCTCGCCGTCTGGCCTTCGCCCGCGGCCTTGTCGCTGAAGATCCCGAG